TAAAAGCAAACGGGTTTAAGATATATGTAAAATTGTCTACTGCAACAGTCGGTGGCACTACAATAGATTACACTTCTTTAAGTATTCAAGGAACAGCACGAAATTAATATGAAATCACTAATCACATCAGCACTTAGCGCAATAGTAGTAGTCTTAATAATAATTATAATACATAGAAAGTAACATGCAAAAATTTTTAGAACAATTACTCGGAACAACGGATTTGCCAACTTATGCAGCTTGGTTTGTATTAGCTTTTATTGGAGCATTTACAGCTATACTTATTCGTGCAAAAGTAAAATTTAAATCTAATGAAGAAACTCCAGATAAATGGTCTTGGAAATTCTTGATTCAAGACAATCTAATTAATTTATTAGTTGGTTTTTTAATCACTTTTATATTTTTAAGGTTTTCAAATGAAACTTTAAAAATGGAACCAACGGCTTTTGGAGCGTTAATCATTGGAGCTACTAACAACGAACTCGCTTTGCTTTTTATGAAGTTTAGCATGAAGGCTCGAAAATAAGTGATAGCTATGACGCCAGAAGAAAAAATAAAATTCGAAAAAATGGAAAACACCGTGGAAAAAATCCAAACTGATGTCATGGAAATAAAAGCCGCATTACTAGGTAATAGTATGTCGGGGGATAAAGGTTTGGTTGGAAGGATTGAAGTTTTAAATCTTTCTCATGAAGTTTTAGAAGGACAAGTCAAGACATTGATTGAAGAGAAAATAAAAAATGCTCTTTACATCCGACTAATAAATTGGCTTTTAATCGTCATCGGAACAGCAGTAATAGGCGGTATTGTCACATTGTTTTTTAATTTATTAAATAAGTAAGTAAGTATGAAAACGAATAAAGAAGGAGTCAACTTAATTAAAATGTTTGAAGGGCTTCATGATGGCAGCCTTAAACAAATTGGATTACAACCAAAGAAATGCCCTGCGGGAATATGGACTGAGGGATATGGCCACGCTATGAGAGATGCAAAAGGTAACTTTCTAAAAGGTGCGACAATGCCAAAATCAACTATTTTAAATGAAATAGAGGCTGAAAAACTTTTACAAAAGGATTTGCTAGTTTATGAGTCTATTGTTGCTAGAAATATTAAAGTAGCACTAAACGAGAATCAATTTAGCTCGCTTGTAAGCTATGTTTACAACACGGGTGGCTCAAGCACTCTTTATAAGTTAATCAATCAGAAATCGAGCGATAAGGATATAAAGGATTGGATTGAAAATAAATACATTTCAGCAGGAGGAGTCGTGCTAAACGGATTAATTAATAGACGAAAAGCGGAGGCTAGTTTGTACTTTAAAAAATAGAAATTATGCAAATACACTTGAGTAATACTAAATCATGGGTACTGAGACTACTCCCTTATGCTTTTATACTAATACTTGTTTCTTTATTGTATAAAAAATGTGAAAGTGAGAAGTTGCAAATAGCAAATGTTTCCGCACTAAATGCAGAGTCAAAAGTGTATAAGCTTAAAAATGGACAGCTGGCTATGTCAAAAGTAACTTTACAATACACTAATAAACAATTAAAAGAAGAGGTAATCGAGAAGGATGCTGTGGTAAAAGAGATGGCTTCTAAGTTTTCAAAAGTAAAAACAGTTATAAAAATAGTCACTGAAACTAAAATAGATACTATTTTATTGCCTTATAAAGATTCTATTCCTTATGTATTTAATAAAAAAGGCAGATTAGAAAACAAAGATTACATCATTGCTTATAATTCAAACCAAAAAGGAATTTCGATTGATTTTTTATCTGTTCCAGATACAACTACAATCGTTACCGGAATAAAAAGAAAATGGTTTTTTGGAAAAAAAACAGAGACTATAGATATTACTCATAGCAATAAACTAATTAATAATGGTAAAGTAGATCATTTTGAAGTAGTTCAAAATAAAAACTTTTTTCAAACTACATTTTTTAAAGTTGGTGCAGGAATAATATTTGGAGCAATAATAATACGATAAGATATGACTAAAATTAGCAACGATACTGTTTATATTGTAGATACTGATGTTTCTGACTTAGATTCGTTGATAGGTAGTGACGGAAACACAACGTCAAAACGTACTAAAACATTCTTGTTAGGGCAGCTAAAATCATATCTAAAAAGTGGGCTTTCTCCGTTAACAGGTGGCGTTTTGAGATTTACTGAAATTACATATTCTGGAGTTTTGTACACTACTCACGCTGCGGTTTTAAATGCACTAGACCCTGTATTCGTTGTTGAACAATACCATGTAGTAATAGTGAACTTAAATGGAGCAAAGTCTATACTCAAATTGCAAAACCAAACAGTAGGTAAAGATTTGCCTTTAGTTTTGAACACTGATTTTATTTTATTACCTACCTCAGTCGGTCCAATAGGACCACAAGGTATTCAAGGAGTTGCAGGAGTGCAAGGAGTCCAGGGTATCCAAGGCGTTGCAGGACCTACTGGAAACGCTGGAGCTACAGGAAGTGCAGGAGCGCAAGGTATTCAAGGAATCCAAGGAGTTGCAGGTAACAACGGCGCCGATGCTTCGAACAATTTACAACGTGACGCTGCTGCAAGTTTTCAACTTAGCGATACTGATAATAATTTTGTAATTCAATTAAAGAATAGTACTGACATTATAATTACAGTTCCTTCTACAGGATTGCGTACAAAATTTAATGCAGGGTTTTCTAGGCTTGGTATAGGCGAAGTAAGTTTTGTAGGTGCGTCAGGAGTTTCGTTGCAAAACCCTATTGGATACAGAATCACTAGGCAATTTGACCCTTGCTACTTAGAGCGAGATGCCAATACGCAAGTCTACACATTGTTTGGACAAACTAAAATATAAGAGATGCACCCATTTAAGAAAATGATATTAAGCACTGTTGTGTATGAACAAAACAGTCTCCCGTCTAGCTTTAAATCGGCATTAAGAAGTAATTTAGGGTATCAAACAGTAGAAGAAACTAATATATGTTTAGTAGAACTAGACAGAGAATGTATAATTAATACACAAGTAAATAACACTATTACTACTGGAGATATAATGTATAATTCAGATGGAGTTACACCTTTTAACGGAGGACTTTCAGTAGGAGGATTTTTCGCTTATTACAATGTGAAACTTGTTTTCACAGAAACTCTTCAAGGTTCGAAAATATGTTACATAGATAACGCAGGAGTTATAAATGTAGTTGAAAATTGTCCAATTTAATTAAATAAAATCATGAGTAATAAAAGAATTCGTCAAATTACAGAAAATATTTTTGGTAGACAGCCCTTTGTTTTAACGGTTGGACAAAAGAGAGATTTACCTATAAACGGTGTAAAAGTACCGAGGTTTATATTTGAAATTATAGCAACCGAAACTTGCTACGAAATATACATTGGAACGGGAAATACTGTGCAGCATTGGAATGACATTGCTAAGAGCGATAGAGTAAACGTGCAATACTTTATTGACTAACTATGAGGATGCCAAGCAAGTTTATCGTATCGCCATTGAACGGTGAAAAGTTTTTGAACACCAAGCAAGTAGGTGATAAAACTCTTATCACAAATACGTCAATAGAGCATGCTTCAAATGTAAACCGTATTGGAGTTGTGTTTTCGGTCCCGTTAAATTACCAAGGGAATATTCAAGTAGGAGATCACGTAGTAGTTCAGCACAATATATTCAGAACTTATTTTGACGGTAAAGGGCTTACAAGAGAATCTGATTTTCATATTAAAGATGGTTTATACCAAGTTCCTGCGGATTTGATTTATTTAATCATTCGTGGCGATGAGAAAATCTCCGTAGACAATTACGTATTTATTTCTCCGATTATCGAAAATAAAAAATGGATTGGAGAAGTAGAGCAAGAGCATGTAGGTATAGTGAAGTACACTAATGAAATACTTTTAAAAAACGGCGTAAGTGTAGGCGACAAAATAGCTTTTAACACTGATTCAGAATATGAGTTTGTAATCGACGGCGAAAGACTTTACCGTATGAGGACTAATACGATACTAGCTAAACTAGACGCTTAATTTTTATTTTTAAACGACAACAAACGTTTACTAGCGTTTAATTTATATCTTTGTCTGTATGAAAGGATTATCGGAGGAAATAGAGTTATCAATACGAAATGCCTTAGTTGGTATGGAGTTAAACGTTGACTTGTCAAAAGTTGATGATGATAAGCTATCTACATTAGTGAAATCTAGGATTGATTCGTTTTCTGCTATTAAAGAACTTTTGGTCACTTGGCAAAATAGCCCAAATGCTCCGAGTCACGAAAAGCTGAAAAACTACATAATCGAATTAGTCAGTGCAGGAGAAAACTCTATTGACGTATTACGAAAAGCTTTAAAGAAGGACATTAACTTTGACGAATTAGATGCTGAGAAATACGGTAACGCTATTCGTTCTAAGCCTATTATCTTAAAAGCGATCACTGATATTAACTCTGGAAACTTAGAGTTAAAAAATCAAATTGAAGCGGATAAGTTCGATTTACAAGATAGAGACTTCAAGCGAGGTTATCCCGAAAAGTTTGCCAATCAAGAGTTTTACCCAATCAAGAGCTATCATAAAGAATGGTATGATTCCGATACGGATAGCGTAATGATTTGCCCGTTAGGTACGAAAGGTGAAATTATCACTTTGGACGGCTTGAATATCATGCTTCCTAAGAAGCCCAAACAAACTGAAATCCTCTACCATAGAATGCCAAAAGAGCAACAGTATTGGAGACGAGCAGAAATGCCCGCAGGACTCACACCTGATACTGAAGAAGCTTTTGCGGAATTCATCTTAAAGGAATTTAAGAGAAGACGTGAAGGAGTTTGGTTTATGAACAACGGTAAAGCAGTTTACATCACTCCTGAACATTATATGGGATTGCAGTGGAACCAAATGGCGGACACCGGAGGTTACAAAGAGTTCAGAATGGCACAGGCTAACATGTATTATTTTGCCAAAGCGTGTCTTGTTGATAAAAGAAGTATTGGAATGTTTTTCACCAAAGGACGTCGTACTGGTTTTACGGAAATGGCTATTGACCATATTGTAGAATTATCTACAACAACCAAAAATCAAAAGATAGGAATTACTTCTAAATCAGATACAGATGCAGCAGTAGTGTTTCAAAAATACTCGTATGTAATTCAAAATTTACCATTTTTCTTTCAGCCGGTGGTTAAAGGAAAAATCGACGATATAAAGAAAATGGTATTCGGAAAACCTTCTGATAATTCAAGAGCTGCTAAAAAAAACAAAGACACTTCTACTAATGATTATTTAAATACAACAGTTGATTATAGGGCTACAGCAATTCTTTCTTATGACTCCGTAAAATTAAATTTTTATTTTGGTGACGAAGCTTCAAAATGGGAGTACTTAAGTTATTTAGAGCATTGGGCGAATATAGAACCTACTATGATTCAAGGAGGTAGGGTTGTAGGTAAAGCATTTATTGGCTCTACAGTAAATCCGATAGCAAAAGGAGGTGAAGATTTTAAAAAAATGGATATTGGTTCAAATGTTTCAAAAAGAAACGATAACGGAAGCACTACTACAGGATTATATGCTTATTTCCTTCCTGCACATCAAAATGCAGAAGATTACACAGACAAATATGGGGTTTGCCATACCATTATAGAAAAAGGAAAAAGTTTTATAAATGCACAAGGAGAGTTAAAATTAATAGGGTCTTTACAGTTCTTTGAAAATGATTTTAAATCAAAAAGGCTATTAGGAGAAAAGAATTATTGGAATGCCAGACGTTTAAATCCTATTACAAAAGTAGATGCTTTTAGAGACGAAACCACTTCTACAATTTTCGATTTAGAAAAAATAAATGCGCAACTAGACCATAACGAATTATACGATGTACATAAAACATTAACCCGTGGAAACTTCTCTTGGGAAAATAATATGCCAGACACAAAAGTGATTTGGACTCCTACTGAAAAAGGACGTTTTCTTGTGGGGTGGATACCGCCGGAGGATATGCGTAATAAATGGGTAAACAAGCGTAACGAGTTTGGCCACGTATGCAAGCATCCAGATAATGATGATTTAGGAGCTTTTGGCGTGGATACCTATGACCAAGACTCTGTACAAGGCAGTAAGCTAGAAGATACTGAGAACGGTTCAGAATACAGCGGAGGTTCTAAGGGAGCTATGCTTGGATTAACGCGAACTACCATGAGAGATGCTCCAAGTAATTTCTTCTTTTTGGAATACATAACTAGGCCACAAACTGCCGAAATATTCTTTGAGGATTGCTTAATGGCTTGTGTGTTTTACAGTATGCCCGCCTTGATTGAAAGTAACAAAACTAGGTTCTTATTGCATTTTAGAAACCGTGGTTATAGAGGATATTCTATCAATCGTTTTGATAAACCAATGAATAAGCTTTCTCAGACTGAAAGAGATTTGGGAGGAGCGCCGAGTTCCGGCCAAGAGATCATAAACGCGCACTGGACCGGAATAGAAAGTTACATCGATAAATACGTCGGGAAATATTCCCAAGGACAAAACACTTTTGCCGTTCGTGAAGAAGGAGAAATGGGAAGCATGCCGTTCGATAGGACTTTAAGAGATTGGGCGAAATTCAACGTAGCAAAGAGAACCGATTATGATGCTACGATTGCAGCGGGTTACGCAATCATGGCCGTTAACAGAAAGCCTTATATGGAACCTAGGGCTACAACAAAAGCAGTAAGTATAAAATTCAAACAATATAGCTAATATCATGGCAAACCAACAAAGCAAATTTAAAATATCAGCAAACATTTCCTATCCTAGTCACTTAGATAGTTTTGAAAAAAAGTCTAGCAAAGCTTGCGGTAAAGCCGTTGGAGATGTTATCTATTCGGAGTGGTTTTACAAAGGAGATGGCCGAAGCCGTTTCTATGCCAATAAAGCGATTTTCGACGAAAGAAGGATTTATGCCAATGGTTTAGTAAACATGACCAAGTACTACCCAAAATTAGGAACTAATGGTGATACTTCGTTGTTGAATTTAAGCAAAAAGTCGTTGACGAGAATGCCTAAAATTGTTGATTTAGTTGTAAACGGAATGGTGAATAGAAACTATTCTATCAAAGCAAGAGCAATTGACCCTGTTTCTGAAGATAACAAACAAGCGTATAGAAAACGTATTGAATCTGACCAAAACACTTTGCCTATAATCAAGAAAGCAAAAGAAGATTTTGGGATGGATATTGCAAGCATGCCTATTGACGAATTGCCTTTAAATAAAGAAGAGTTGAATATCCACATGCAAATGGAATGGAAACCTTCTAACTGCCTATCCAATCAATTAGCCATTGCTACAGTAATGGAAGACAATGAGTACAACAACGTAATAAATAGACAGATTGTTAGAGATTTAGTTGTAGATGGTATCGGATGTAATTTTACCCGATTGAATCCGTCAAAAGGAATTATACAAAAAAGAATTGACGCTAGTGACTTGGTTTACTCTCCTACTAAAGACCCGTACTTTAGAGATTGCTTTTACAAAGGCCACGTTGAGCAAGTTTTAGTGAGTGACATTTTTATAGAGTATCCGGAATTATTAGGTGACGCCGAAGTAAAGGCCGAAATTGTAGAGTCCGGAAATTCTTGGGCAGTACGAAATGATTTGTCAAAATCGAATACACTAAAAGGAAGTACTAACATTCTTTATTTTACCTATAAAACTTTTCGTGAGAGAGCAAGCAAAATTAAAAAGAAAGCCAACGGCGAAGTAATTATTGATGATGCTAGTGAGTTTTTTGACGATTCAAAACCAAAAGACAAAAAGGATAAATACAAAAGAGCTTCGGTTGTTGAGGAAGTTCTATTTGAAGGAGCTATGGTTTTAGGAACCAATATCCTTTTGAAATGGGAATTGTCAAAATCGATGTCAAGACCTAAATCAAATAACAAAAAAGTATGTGAGCAGTACCACATTATAGCGCCAAACTTTCAAGACGGAATTATTTCTAGTTTAGTTTCGAGAATGATTCCTATTGAAGATAAAATCAATATTACGGAACTAAAAGCAGAACAAATTATCCAGGGGATTACGCCCGACGGAATTGCTATTGATCTTGATGCTTTGGCCGAAGTTGACCTAGGTGACGGAAAAATGCAAACGGTTCAGCAAACGCTTGATATGTACTTGCAAAAAG